CAAGCGCCGGTGTTTATCGTCGAGGGCGAGAAATGCGCCGATGCGTTGATTGATCTTGGCCTGATCGCCACGACCAACAGCGGCGGCTCAAAGAACTGGAAGCCGGAGCTTGCCCAGTATTTCGCTGGCAGAAACGTTGTAGTGCTGCCCGATAATGATGAGGCCGGGCAAGCACACGCCGACACAGTGATAGCGGCGTTGCACGGCACAGTGGACAAGATCAAGCGCCTAGATCTGCCCGGCCTGCCACCCAAAGGCGATGTGGTGGATTGGCTGGCGGCTGGCAATGGCAAGAAGGTGTTGCTGGAACTAGCGAAGCAAGCGCCAGTGGTTGAGGTGGCACCAGAGCCGAAGCCTGACGTGTTTGAGACGTACAATCTCGATTACCTCAAAAATATGCCGCCTGTTGAGTGGCTGCTGGATGGCATCCTAACGCGGCACGGCTTTGCTGTACTGTACGGTGCGCCGGGGATTGGTAAGTCGTTCATGTCAATTGATTGGGCGCTGTCTATTGCCTATGGGCAAGAATGGCACGGCAGGGCTGTAAAGCAAAACGCTGTTTTGGTGATAGCCGCAGAGGGCGTTGGCGGCCTTGGCAAGCGCGTCCGGGCGTGGCAAGCACACAGTGACCAGCACGGCGACGCACCGTTCTATGTGCTGCCAATGGCTGTCAAGCTGCTTGACCAGCAGGAACTCGACAAGCTGATACGCACTATCGACAATTTCAAGCAAGAGTTTAGCCTTATCGTGATCGACACTGTGGCTCGCACACTAGCGTCAACCGGCTCAGATGAGAACGATGCGACAGCAATGGGGCAGTTTGGCGAGATGTGCGGCGTTATACAACGACACGCTGACTGCGCCGTCTTAGCCGTGCATCACTCTGGCAAGGACGCTGCGAGGGGGATGAGAGGCAGTAGTTCCCTTTTGGGTCTAAGCGATACTGTGTTGGCATTGTCAAGCAGCGAAGGCCGGGTGACGCTGAAGATGGAAAAAATGAAAGACGCAGAGCCAATACCCGACGCACATTACGAACTAACGCCTGTCGCGCTGATAGATGACAGCAGTGCCGTGCTATTGCCAGTCGAAGCTGCCGAAAAGAAACGTGGTGCAAAGCTGACGAGTGGTCAGTTGCTGGCATTGCAGGCGTTGCAGAATGGCCTGATTGATATGAGCGCAACGGCTATGTCAGTAGATCGGTGGCATGAATTGCACAAGAATAAATGCCCGGATCTTACGTCAAGCAAGCGCCGAGATGACCGCGCAGCACTGCAAAACAAGGGTGTGTGTGTGATTGACGGCGGGAAAGTATGGATAAACAGAGAGTTAGGAGAAAATGTGTGATGGCTGTAATTGAAATCACACACCAATCACATACCCATCACATACCAAATCACATATGTGTGAGATGCGATCCCCCCTATAGGGGATCACAATCACACAGTGGGAATGATCGCAGGGAGAGTATTTAAGATGGTTAAAAAACCGACCAAACCAAGCAAGCAACACTATGCGCCTAGTCAAATGGCGATGAGGCGGATGCAGGATGCGCTGCATGAATATGATCGAGCCGCGACAGCGATGGAAGCGAAGTGGGGTGTAGATAGATTACCGTGGCTTGTTGAGCAGGGGCTGCGTGGTAGATTTGAAGCGCAGATGGATCTGTTGAACAAGGCAATAGAAAGCCAGCACGATGTCGAGCATCAGGTATCGGTGACATTGCGGGGATTAGCTGCGCTTGAGCAGGCTGCTATCGCTGGTGGGCATGAGCCGCTGACTGGCGAGTATTGGGAAGCGGCAATGGATGATGGCAAGGTGCTGGCGATTACGCGCAATGGCTATGAGGCGGGCAAGGTCGCCCGCGAGCATCGTGATATGGCGGTCTATAGTGTTGATGAGATCGCAGCTATCGTGTCAGGCTGGCGTAAGGACAAGGCAGGGCAAGTGGCTGACATAGCCAAAGCGATGTGGCCGGGTGCCGCTGTTGAAAAGGTTAGGACACGAACTGAAAAGGAATTAAACGATGACATACCATTCTAGGCGTTGGTCAGTAATGCCAGCTAGAGCAGTTGGTGACCGTGAGTTGAAAGAGCGCGAGTTGCGTGTGCTTGGTGCGTTGTGCATCTTTGCGAACCGTGCCGGGGTGTGTTGGCCTGCAATGGAAACGCTGTGCAATATCACCGGCTACAAAGAGCGTGTGACCATCCACGCTGCGATGAAGGTGCTGAAGCGTCGCAAGTATGTGCGTCAGCTATCGCCGAAGGATTACCAAGACACGGCAAGCGGATGGAAAAGCAACAGGTATCAGGTGCTGTGGGATAAGGATGACCCGCTGCCAACTTATGAAGAGATACACATTGCTACGCCATTGCAGGTTCGCAGTGATGAAGATGAAGCACACGAGAATGTAATAGGGGGTGTGGGGGATGGACAAGTAACCACCCACACAACCGACCAGCCAGAGGCCAGCGCCATCGCTCATGCCTACATCCGAGCCGTGCAGCAGGCGACCGGGCAGGTGCGGCTGTACGATAATGAGATAGGCCACGCCCGGCGGCTGGCCGTCGCTGGGTACACTGCGGCTGATGTCAGCGCTGCTACCCTCAACGTGTGTGACGCTGCGTTAGAGCGTAGGGCAGGGGTGCCGTCGCTGTACGATGTGGCGCAGGGGATGCTGTGATGTACAACGAACAGACCGACGTATGCTTCTGTACAGCGGGGGGTGCGAGCGATGCGACGCCCGCAAAAAAACGACCCCTTGCCCCCCGCCTCGCCCCTAGCGTAGATGGGGGTGTCACACAAAATTTTCGCACCGTTTGCTCGGACTGCGACAACGGCTTCATCCGCGAGCCGGATGGCTATGGTTGCGTCCAGTGGACATCGTGCTATTCTTGTGGTGGAACAGGAGAGGCCAATGATTGATGAGGGCGATGGATCGTTTGAACGTAAGCTGGCGAACAGCCAGTGTCCGAGGTGCCGCAGCTTGATCGAGTTACGGCGCGATGAGGCGCACAAGCGCGAATATGAATGCACTGGGTGCAATTTGAAAATTATTGATGTTAAAGGGGATACCGAAGAATGAACAGATATGAGTTATTAGAGGCCGCCAAGGAAACTGTCGCTGATCGAGGCGAGGAATATGGTAGTATTTGGGAAAATCACGAGCGCATTGCTATTATTTGGACGGCGTTGGTTGGCATTGAGTTTCAGCCGGAGCATGTCGCTATGATGATGGCTGGCGTGAAGCTGGCGCGTTTAGCGGCGACGCCGGATCATCAGGATAGCTGGGTGGATCTAGCTGGCTACGCCGCAACAGGATCGGAGTGCCTTCATGTCAGAAAACAAAACGCCGACGATTAGGCAGCAGCGGGCGGCTCTTGCGTCATCTGACGCAAACCGCCGCGAGGCGGTGGTGCAAGAGTTAGAGGCGATTGGCGCTGGCGAGGCAACTGACGTTATCCAGTGGGATGATATGGGGCGGGTCACGCTGACGCCGAGTGATCAATTGTCTGATCGCGCCCGGCGGGCGGTGAAAAAGGTGAAGGTCACCCCCAATCAGTTTGGCAATACAATTGAGGTTGAGATGCACGACAAGTTGTCGGCGTTGCGGCTATTGGCGAAGCATCGCGGGTTATTGGAGCCGAATGCCAATGATCAGAAACCTAGTATGATTGGCATTAACATTACCGGGCCGACGGCGCGTATCGTCGAGATTGATGGCGACGATGGCTGATGTGATCGACTTAAAAGAATATTTTAGCGTTAGATTTTTTAAGCGGGACATTTTATGTGGATATTGCTCGCGCCTTACTAGGGGTCGGGTGTATGACAGTGGTGAGGCTATTGTTTGCACCGAGTGCGGCGGGCCTATGCTTGAATTAGAAAGTGATCAATTCAACGATAATTTAACTATTATTTTTACCCCAGAGGATTAGAATGGCGCGAGCTAGAGCAGCAACAGACAGATCACCCCGGCGTCGCAAGCAGCCAACGACTGAGGCGCTTGCGGGTTTAAACCTTGATTTTTCGCAAAGCCCAACAGTATGGCAATTTTTACAAGACGACAGTTTTGTGCGTGGACTGATGGGGCCGGTCGGCTCTGGCAAGACCTTTGCTTCATTAGCGGAAGTGATGTTGCGGGCGGTGAAGCAGGAGCCATCGCCGATAGATGGGATCAGATATACTCGGTTTGCAGTTATCAGGAACAGCTACCCAGAGCTACGCACGACCACGATTAAGACGTGGCAAGAGTTATTTCCTGAGAATGTTTGGGGGCCGATGCGCTGGTCGCCGCCGATCACCCATCACATCAAGCTGCCGCCGCGTGATGGCGCGGCTGGGCTTGATTGTGAGGTGATCTTTTTGGCGCTTGACCAACCTCGGGATGTTCGGAAGTTGCTCAGTCTTGAATTATCCGGGGGCTTCATTGATGAAGCGCGTGAGTTGCCAAAGGCGGTGGTCGATGGATTAACGTCGCGTGTCGGTCGTTATCCGACAAAGGCGAATGGCGGCTGCACTTGGCGCGGTGTTTGGATGAGTACCAACCCAATGGATAGCGATCACTGGTGGCCGAACCTTGCCGAGAAAAACCCTATTCGCGGAAAATATCCTTGGAAGTTTTACAAGCAGCCGGGCGGTGTGGTTGAGGGTACAGCCGAGCATGAAGATGCTATGTTTGCGGCTGGCAAGCATTGGCTGAATAATCCGATAGCTGAGAACGTCAACAACCTGCCGGTTGGATACTACGAGCAGCAGCTAGCTGGTAAGACGCTTGACTGGATCCAGTGTTACGCCGGGGCGCAGTATGTTTATGTGCAAGACGGCAAGCCGGTCTGGCCTGAGTACAGTGACAGCGTTATGTCTGGTGACGCTGAGATTGAGCCGGGCTGGCCGGTGCATATCGGGCTTGACTTTGGTTTGACCCCTGCGGCTGTGTTTGGGCAGAAAATGCAGAACGGCAGGTGGAATGTCGTGCATGAGCTTGTGGCGTTTGATATGGGGCTTGAGCGGTTTTGTCATCATCTTCTGGCTGACATACAAAGTATGTTTCCGAAATGTGACGTGCTGGTTTGGGGTGACCCGGCGGGCGTCAAGCGGGATGAGATCTTTGAGGTGACCGCGTTTGATCATTTAAAAACGATGGGGCTTCATGCCCGGCCAACTAGCACCAACGATTTTAAGGTGCGGCGTGAGGCTGGCGCTATGCCAATGAACCGCATGATCGACGGCAAGGCTGGCTTGGTGGTTAGCAGCAAATGCACCCGCACCCGCAAATCGCTGGCTGGTGGGTATCACTTTAGGCGCGTGGCGGTTGGTGCTGGCTATGAGCGGTTTCGCGATGCGCCAAATAAAAATGAGCATTCGCACGTCGGTGATGCGTTTGGGTATTTGATGCTTGGTGCCGGTGAGGTGCGAAACATTACGCGCAATAGCCAGTTTAGCAAACAGTTTAAGCAGCTAACAGCAGATGCAGACTTTAGCATATTCTAATTGGCGTCAATCGCTTTGCGGCAATAGCGAGGTATCTATTGTGCCGTTTTACTGGGGTCATGCCTATATGGCAGAATTAAGGCCGATGGATGCCCAGTTTTTAAAACTTGTGCCTGATTACAAAGAGGCGTTGCAGGGAGCAAGCGCCACTGGCCTTGCCTGCACGGCGTTATTGCGCGGCAAGATTGCTTGCTGTTTTGGTGTTAATAAGTTATGGCCGGGCGTCGCCGAGGGCTGGATGCTGACAACAGACCACGTTGCTACCGCGCCGGTATCGCTTACTAGGGGGGCATACCGCTATTTCAACCTGATCGCTACCGAGATGGTACTGAAGCGGTTGCAGTTAACCGTAAATATGCAGAATGACCTTGCTGTCAGGTGGGCTGATGCGTTACAATTCACGCCAGAGGGGCTGTTAAAAAACTACGGCCCTGACGGCGCTGATTATCGAATGTATGCGAGGTATTATAAATGAGCGGATTATTTGGCGGTAGTTCAAAACCACAAGAACCGGATCCAGAACTGGTAGCCGCTCAGAAGCGCCAAGAGCAACAGGTCGAGGCTGAGGCGCGTGATAAGCGCATGAAGCTAGCAGCACAACGCCGCGCTCGGTATGTTGGCGGTCAGCGTATGTTGTTATCTAAAACCCGCCAAGATGCAGAGCAAGGCATTACAGAAACATTAGGGCCGGTGTAAGATATGGCAAAAAGAAACCCACCAAGCAGAACCACTATTAGAGGCCAGCGGCATTTGTTGGCTTATATCACGCCAGCCGAGGCTGAACTTTTGAAATCACGCGGTGGCACTGGTGAGTTCCACAAAGGCGTTCCATCGTACCCACCGGGGTTTGGTGGCGAAAGATCTGGCTTTGGGTCAGAGAGATCGGGCGGCGCGGCTGGTGGTCGTTCTGGCGCTGGTTCATCTTCTAGCAGTCGCGGCGGCGGCGGGCCATCTTCTAGCGGTCGCGGTGGCGGGCGTTCTAGCGCTGGTATGGGTGGCGGCAGAGATGACGGCGGTCGCAATTATTCCGGGCCAGATCGTGGTGGCGCTGAAACACGCCCCGGATCAAAGACGCCAGAGGGCAAAAAGAACACAGCCCAAAAGCAGCTAGACAAGCAAATCGCGCTTGGAAAAACAAATATAGAAAAGATGACCACAAGCGATAAACTTATGGCTGCATTCTTTCCGGGGGCTGGTATTAATGTAGCGCAAAATTATGCTGCTCAGTTTATGGGTAATCGCATGAAGGATGTGTTAAGCAAACCGGGTTCAAGAGCGGTTTATGATAAGCGCACCGGCAGAGTAAGCGGCGTCTATGATAGTCTTGGCAGGCTGACTGGCCGTGACCCAGAAGCTGAAGAGCGTGAGGCAAGGGCAAATATTGGCAGTAATGATGGGCCGCGCATTATTCCTAAGGAAGAGGAAGAGGAAGAGGAAGAGCAGGCAACACTCGGCAAAAAAGTTATCCGCTCAGATCTTGCAAAAGAGATTGAGGCCGAGCGCTTGCGTCGCAGCGCCGCCGGGATGAGGCAGCTTGGCAACCGTACTTTGTTATCATCCAACTCAACATTGGGGGCATAAATGCCAAAAGTAGTTTCTAAAGATGGTAAGACCCGGCACTTTGCATATAGCAAGGCTGGTATGAAAGCGGCTAAAGAGTACGCCCGGCAGACTGGTGGCCGGGTAACTGAGGCCAACATGAAAACCAAAATGGCAAAAAGGAAAGATTATGCCTAAGAAAAAAGGTAAGGGTTACGGCAAATGACCAAACAAGTTTGGGATAAAAAGCGGCCAAAGGATTTAGGCGCACCAAAGGCATTGAGTTCTGCAAAGAAACGCGCCGCTATGCGGGCTGCCAAAAAAGCCGGTCGTCCATACCCAAACCTGATTGATAATATGAGGGCGGCGCGTGGCTAGCCCAGCTTGGACACGCAAGGCGGGCAAGAACCCCAAGGGCGGTTTGAATGAGGCCGGTCGTCGTTCTGCTAAGGCGCAAGGCATGAACCTAAAAGCGCCGGTCAAGTCGGGCGACAATCCGCGCCGCGCATCGTTCTTGGCTAGAATGGGCGGTATGCCGGGGCCAGAATATAAGGACGGCGAACCCACACGTCTGCTGTTATCGCTACGCGCTTGGGGCGCTAGCTCAAAAGCAGACGCCAAGAAAAAAGCGGCAGCTATAAGCAAAAGGAACCAAGCCAGTGCATAGTGTTGAAGATATCCTAAAGCGTCACGACGTGGCGCAGCGCCGCAAAGATAACTGGCGGCAAATCTATGAAGACTGCTATGAGTTTGGCTTGCCGCAGCGCAATCTTTATGATGGCTATTACGAGGGCGGTGGCTCTCCGGGGCAAAACAAAATGGTGCGCGTGTTTGATAGCACGGCCATCAATGCGACACAGCGATTTGCGAACCGCATCCAGTCAGGCTTGTTTCCACCTTATGCGCCTTGGTGCCGATTAGAGCCGGGGCCAGATATCCCAGAGGAGCGCCGCTTAGAGGCGCAAACCGCGCTGGATATGTACAGCGATATTATGTTTAGCTTGCTGCGCCAATCTAATTTTGATTTGGCTATGGGTGAGTTTTTGCTTGACCTAGCTGTTGGCACTGCCGTCATGCTAGTACAGCCCGGTGACGACATGACGCCAATTCGCTTCACTGCTGTGCCGCAGTATCTGGTCAGCATTGAAGAGGGCGCACACGGCAAGGTCGATAATGTGTACCGCCGGATGCGATTGAAAGGCGAGGCCATCAAGCAGCATTGGCAAGACGCCGAAATCCCAGAGCGCTTGCAGCGCATGATTGACGACAAGCCTACGCAAGAAATCGAACTTGTCGAGGCTACGTTGTATGACCCAGACAAAGGCGATTTCTGTTATCACGTCATTTGGGCTGAGGGCAAAGCCGGTCTGCTTATGCGCCGTATGAAATCATCGCCTTGGATCGTGGCGCGGTATATGAAAGTGGCGGGCGAGGTTTACGGTCGCGGGCCTTTGGTCACTGCAATCCCTGACATTAAAACGCTAAACAAGACGCTGGAGTTGCTGTTAAAGAATGCCAGCTTGTCAATTGCGGGCGTTTACACTGCGGCTGATGATGGCGTATTAAACCCGCAAAACATCCGCATCCAGCCGGGCGCTATCATCCCGGTTGCGCGTAACGGTGGCCCGCAGGGTGAGAGCTTGCGACAGATGCCACGCTCTGGTGATTTCAATGTGTCGCAGATCGTGATCAATGACCTACGCATGAACGTCAAAAAAATCTTGCTTGATGACACACTGCCGCCCGACAACATGTCAGCCCGGTCTGCTACAGAGATCTCAGAAAGGATGCGTGAGTTATCAACTAATTTGGGAAGTGCCTTTGGTCGGTTAATCACAGAAACTATGGTGCCGCTGGTTGCGCGTATCCTGTATGTGATGGATGAGCGCGGATTGATTGAGATGCCGTTGCGCGTCAATGGGCTAGAGGTAAAGGTCACGCCTGTCAGCCCTATTGCACAAGCGCAGAATATGGGTGATATTGAGAAGATTATGCAGTGGGTTCAAATGTCATCAGCCCTTGGCCCGGAAGGTCAAATGGCGGTGAAGATGGGCAGCATTGCTGACTATGTTGCTGATAAACTAGGTGTGCCAGCGGAACTACGCACGACGCCGCAAGAACGTCAGGAGATGATGCAACAGGCCGCGCAAATGATGCAGGCTCAAGCGCAAGCAGAGGGTGGTGCGCCAGTTGAAGGCGAGGCACCACCAGAAGGGATGATCTAATGAACCCGGACGGTTGGGAGGGGTTGCAAACCGTAGACCCCGAAATAGCAGAAAAACAGCAAGTAGATAAAGATGACATTGATCGTCTTTATCTTCGCGTGTTCGCCAGCGATGATGGGGCAAAGCTGCTCACCCATCTAAGGTCGCTGACGATTGAGCAGCCTAGCTGGTATCCCGGTGAGGACGCCAGTCACGGTTATGCTCGCGAAGGCCAGAATAGTCTGGTCAGGGAAATTGAGCGGCGCATGAAAAGAGCGAGATCACTATGAATGATACAGATGGACTGTTGGCCGAAGCCCAAGTTGAGGGCGACGATAACCAGCAGAAGGCTGAAGAGACATCAATTCCACACCAATTGCCTGACAACGAGCCGTCACTTGATAGCGTAACCGTTGCCAAAGAAGGTGAGGAGATAGAGCTTGAAAGGCCAGAATGGTATCCAGAAAAGTTTTGGAAGGACGACGACGGCCCGGATCTGGAAAATCTTGTTAAGTCGTATAATGAACTGCAAAAAAAGTTTAGTCAGGGAAAGCATAAAGCCCCTGAGAAATACGATACAGCAATTTTTGAAGAGGCTGGCATTGGTGACGATGACCCGCTTTATAGCGTTTATAAAGATTGGGCAAAAGAAAATGGTGTTAGTCAAGCGGCCTTTGAGCAATTAGCTGGCACATTTATCGAAATGGCTAAAGGCGAAAGTCAGCAAGCCGAGATCTCATACAAAGAGGAATACGAAAAGCTCGGCCCAAATGCTGACGTTGCAATCAAGTCAATGACTGACTGGGCGTCTAGCCTAGTTCGCAAAGGCGTTTGGTCTGATGCTGACTTTGAAGAGTTTAAAATTATGGGTGGCACCGCGCAGGGCTTACGCGCTTTGCAAAAGATCCGCTCATATTATGGCGATAAACCAGTGCCAATTGACGTGTCGCCAATGACCGACGCGCCATCTAAAGAAGAGCTAATGGCAATGGTTGGCAAGCCCGAATATCAAAGCGACCCAGCCTACCGGGCGAAGGTCGAAAAGATGTTTGAAAACGTCTATGGCAAGCAAGAATATAGTGCCATTTAATGCAAGCGCGGCAGTTGTTTACAATTGCCGCGTTTTTCTATAAAATCACCCTTGACAGACAATCACACCTGACCTGTCGCAAACGCTTGGGGGCGTAGCGTATATGCCCAAGCCGCAGCCCGGAAAGGATACCTGCTAGGCGCTAATCGTGTTTTAACTTTTACAAAGGAATAGGAAA